ACACTTACAGGCACACCGGCATTTTCCGTTGTCTTTGCTTTAGCCGAAGGCACGGGAACAACCATCTACGCCTTTTCCAACACCTACAGTGGAGCGGCAACTGGAACAAGGTATATTTCAGGATGGCTCGCTTACATTCATACCAACGGCGGAGGAGCTTCCTACTTCCCAGGCAATGCGGCCGGTTCGGTCAACAACAGCGGACTCTATAGATAACTTGTAACCCCTTAGCAACACAGGAGACAACCATGACACCATTTACATTCATGAAGTATATCGTTCTATTCCCGCTGACATTGTTGATGAACATCTTGTCTATTCTATTATCTCCACTTTTGGCTTTGATCAGTATGATTCTTGGTGTAAACGTATTGCCAGGATTCCTTGCCTGGTTTCATACCCATGATGCTACACTGGATGGTGGGCAGATTCAACAGCCTCAATTATATCCCAGTGGAGTGACTGGTTTCAAATTATGGAAACAACGGACTCGATGGATCTGTAGAAATCCTGGTTATGGTTTTGCTGCAAATGTTTGTGGTATTCCATATGCAGGAACAATTGCACAGACATCAGGAACACTAGAAGAAGGTCAATATACTACATTCTATAACCTGAAATATCAAAAGATTGGTTGGGGTTATCGTCGTAACATTCTTTACAAAAACGGTTCTAAGTACGTTAAAGTATGGTTTGGTTGGCGTATTCCAACTAATGACAAGAAGACATACATGATTAAGTTTATGTTTAATCCTTTCTTAACCGTTCAATAACATAGGCACATAGGCACATAGGAGAATAAAATGGTAAAGACAAGCATTGCATCAAAGCCATGGTGGCAGTCAGTTACAATCTGGGCAGGTATTTCTCAAATTGCAACAGGTATGGGTTTTACTGCATTTAGTATAGATTGGGATACAGGTATATTTCACCTTGAGGGTAGTCTTTATGAGATTGGTCAGAATATCGTTCCAATCCTTACTGGTGCAGCTACAATTTACGGTCGTGTAAGTGCTACGTTGGGCATCTCAACAGGTTCTAGCAAATGAGCCTTAACCTCTCGAGTAAGTTACGCCAGTTGAATAACAACTCTATTCTATTCCATTGTCCTGGATGTGATGAGAGCCATGTTATTTCTGTTAACTCAACAGGTAGACCTAATTGGACATACAATGGAGATCCGGAGAAACCGACATTTACACCGTCAATCAAAGTTACTGGTATGCAGTGTGAAATAGTTGATCATCAATGGAATGGTGAATGGAAGCGAGATGAACAAGGTAATCCTATTCCAGGTTGCTGTCATTCATTTATTACTGACGGAAATATTCAGTTCTTAGATGACTGTACACATCCTCTAAAGGATCAAACTGTTCCACTACCTGATATTCCTTATTAACCAAACAACTACACGGAGACAATCATGGATATCAAAATTGAACAACTACCTGGGATTTGCCGAAAGGCAGCTAAGGGTAAAGTAAATGAATCCAATATGTATTCGGTTATTAAAGGACTGGAGACATATGGAGGTCCTGCTGGACTCTTACAAGCTCAAAACTTAGTTCATTACCTTGCACAACTGTTTCATGAGTCTGGTGCATTTCGCTATGACCGTGAAATCGTTGGTAAGACTTTAACCAAAGCTCAAAAGGGTTACGAAGGTCGTAAAGATCTAGGTAACACTCAAAAGGGTGATGGTCTTAAGTTTATGGGTCGTACTGGAATACAGTTGACCGGTAGAGGTAATGTAACCAAGTTTTATAAGTGGTGTGTTAAGAAAGGACTTAATCCTCCTGACTTTGCATCCAATCCAAACTTGTTGAATACTGATCCTTGGGAAGGTCTTGCTCCAATTTGGTACTGGGATGAAGGTAATCCAGAAGGCGTAAGCTTAAACAAATATGCCAAGATTAACAATTCCGAAATGGTTACCAAACGTGTTAATGGTGGCCTTAATGGATATGCAGATCGATTGGATTATCAAACACGCCTATCACTCGTAATGCTTGGTTATGGACCTAAAGACGTCAAAGCATTCCAAAAGGCTAAAGGTGAAAATGTTGACGGTGAAGTAGGACTTAAAACTCGTCAAGCATTACATATAGCTCTTGGTGGTAAGCATGCATTCGTTCAGGTAGTTAAAGTAGACAGACCAGTTGTTGTCGAAAAAGAAGTTACCGTTGAAAAGCAAGTACCTATGGAACTATCACATAAGGAAGTGGTTTCTCAAGTAGTTGCAGGTCCTATGGGTACTCTTGTAGCAGGTTCAATACTTGGTGTACCTATAAAGTACATGCTAATTTTTGCTGCAATATCACTTATTGGCTTTGGTCTTTTCTATATCGTGTATAAAAGAAAGGGTCGTTAAATGTTCGGCTTCAAACTTTCAAGTCTTGGCATTATGGCCATTGTTATCTTGGGCTTAATAACCTCAATGATGGTCATGAATGCTAGGGAGAATGCAACAATTCGTAAAGATACAACTGCGACAGTATCTGCCGATATTGAGCGCAAAACATGGGATGCAATCAATGGACTATCCAACAAAGCTGATCAAGCTCGCCTTAAGCTTAATATTTGCCGTAATCGTGGCCAGCTGTACGACTTCGTCAGCGACAGGTGCGAAGGATGACACGCTAGCTAAAAGTACTCGGGGGATTGTCGGAACAAGTCTTCCTGGAACTATTGGCAAAACAAAATCTGACCAGAACAACATTGATGATACTATTGCAGGTTTGTGTGTAACTGGAGCATATACCAAATCGGAATGTCTTCGTCATCAATTGGCTGTACGTGCTGCAATCAATGCTGGAATTCAATTAGCCACTACTAAGTAAGGGTGGTATGAATCAGCCGCCATATAGTGATGCTGTATTGTGGTTGTAGGTGTGCGGGAAGATAAGTCTCCGGTCCTCTCGCACACCGTTCTTATTGCTTTTGGTAGTCAAATAGCCAAGTTGTTTAATTTCTTACCCGGACGTCTTGCAGCGGTCATTTTATCCACCTTATTAGGCTTATTAGGTTTATTGGGTTTATTGGGTGTATCAGGTGAGTCAGGTGCCTCTTCTTCAACCTCATCAAGTGCTGCAATTGGCAATGCAGGCTGATTCTGATATTTTCCAGTATAAGGCTTTTCAGTAGGTGCTTCCAGGCGATGGAAGATAAGCTGTGCGATTGGATCCCCATCCTTAATTGTTATGTGATGCTGTGGACAATGGAAGCTCAATTCCAATGTAATATATCCTTCCCAGCCAGGCTCCAATACCGTATTTTGAATTGCAAGTCCCTCTCGAGCCCAAGATGATTTATCATGTACAATACAGATAAGGTCATCTGGCATCTTGATCCGCTCTTTACTTACGGCGAGCAGGAAATCTCCATTGCGAAGTGTGACCGAATCTACCTGTTGTCCGTCATCATCGATAAAGCCTACGGTAATATCATATCCAGCTGATGATAGGCCATATGACTTGCCATTAACAACTTCACGTTCAACCCAAGGAGTAATCAAATCAACAGTTTTGCATAACTCCTTAATTGTTTGGTGTGGTAGTACACTCATTGCTTCAACTCCTCGTTTATCAATTGGACTATATTATCGGTGTCAATGGATGTTAGTTCGCTTAAGAACTTATCAGGATCTAAGTCCTTCATATCAGATAGTCTAGTTACTGCTTGTAATTGCCACGCTGGATGATCCGAATCGATTTCCAATTCATATCCGAGGTATTCAATTGACAGTGTTTTCATGAGGTCCCTCCTCATCAAACATCACCTTAAAGTAGTCTTGGGAATATACGTCAATTTCAACTACTTTACCAAGCTCATTAAAGTACATGATGATCACTTCACCCACTTTAGCACGCTGCTCCATATCGCGATGTTTATTATACCATTCAATCTCACGCTGTTCAATAGGCAACCGTGTACCTTTAATATCACCACGAAGATACTTTGACAATGACTCCATGTTATGAATAGTCAGCTGAACAGCTTTGGATGGAAGCTTATGTACTACACCTAAGAATTCATTGTGATCCATTTGAGACTCCTACTTACCTATGATACCCATAAACTCTGCACGAGCTGCTGGATTGCTTTTGAATCGACCACCCATCTTAGATGTGACAGTAGATGGATTAGTATCCTTTACGCCACGCATCTTCATGCAGAAATGTTCAGCATCAATGACAACAGCTACATCGTCAGTTTCCAAAATATGTTGAAGTGCTGCAAAGATCTGTTCACCTAATCTTTCCTGTACTTGGGGTCTAGCTCCAAAGAAAGAAGCAATCCTTTCGAACTTGGATAGCCCGAGGATCTTTGTTCCAGGAATGTAGCCAATGTGAATCCTACCATAAATAGGCTGTAAGTGATGCTCGCAGCAACTACGCAGAGTAATATCACGTACACAAACAATCTCATCGGCACCCATTTTATTTTCGATGGTAGTAGCCTTTGGGAAGTTATCATAATTGAGTCCTCCAAAAATCTCCTGGCAGAACATCTTAGATACCCTCTTTGGAGTATCCTTCAATGAATCATCTGTCAAATCCATACCCAGAGCTGCCAATATATTATAAACCTGGGTATCAATGTATTCCAAAGCAGTGCTGGGTGCAAAGTTCATATTGAGCTTAAGTGGTGTTTCGATACCCTTAGATATCAGTAGCTCATTGACTTCTTTACCCAGTTTGTTATCAATCTCAGCCATTTTGTTACCTGTATGTTGAATGTGATGGTGTGCGTGATGGGAATCGAACCCACATACCAAAGGTGGCAAATTTTAAGTCTGCTGCGTCTACCAATTTCGCCACACGCACTTATTCCTGTTACTGTTTTGGATTAGCCATGATTTCTTTCCCAAGACTATCGAAGTCAATTGAGGACATGAACTCATAATACTCATCAAGCACTGATTTACACATTTGTGCTATTTCGCGATGTTCTTTCTGAGTTTCAATGGCAGCTCTGATGGCAATATAGTGAATCCACGAACGTATTGTACCAGCCATATACATCGTAGTAACAGTATTACCCTCTGGCAAGATTGCACGAGCTACTTCTTTTGCAATGCCTTTGCTAAGAGCCTCTTCGTATTTTTGCTGTGCTGACTGGATTGTAAGCTGTTGAACACTTTCCCACCATTCTTGCAAAAGAGCATCTTCAGTGTCAATGCTGTTTTGACGATTATTAGCATCCTGGAGACGTGCTTCACGAATAACAAACTGTGCAACTGCTGCATATCGTTGGCTGAACTCTTGGAAACTAAACGACCTATGACGAAGGATCTGACGACCAATATCCCTAGTGGTAACGATTTCCAACGTCGCACTAGCCATTTCAAAGGGTGACCAATGCTTCTTTTTAATAAGGTAATTGATCAAGCGAGGGCTTGTTTCATGGTTCATCTGGTTTGCAGGATTGGATACTCTTGCAGCATATGCAATGAACTCACCTGGATCCATATCCTCCAGAGCACCAACTGGCTTTGTAATTGCAACTACTCGAACTTGTGTCATGTTTATCTCCCTGAATCGATTTCAAAGTTTGTGAATGGAATTTTTACAAGTACGGCAGCTGCACAGTTAAATCTAACTATCCAATTATCGTCTATGTATCCTTCAATAGTTCCCCAGCTAGTCCAATTGTTTATTGTTGCTATACCCCGTAAACCTTTAGCTTTACCTGGATCACTGATAAAACTGCGTGTATAACCGCTTAAATGACCAAACTGATCTAAGTACTCCTCTTTTGTGAGTATTTGTTCTGGTATAGGTTCCTTTATGTCTTTGGCTGTTTGACGTTCTGCAAAGCCATACCAATCGTCGTAGATCTTTTTGATGATGTCTTTTTGCGTATTCATGAAGGCATCTTCAACGTTATATGATGGTCTTGGAATGCGTGGTTTCCAGCGGTCATCGATTAGTGTATTGTGATATTCAGCATCTATAAGGATTGACAAACAAGTCATTGCATGTGCAAGATTATGAAGTTGAGTGTCGCTAGCTGCCTGTTGTCCATCACGATACAGATCAATATGACGTTTTGCTGCATCAAGATAGGTTGAGATGCTCACAGGATCATCGCGCCAATTAAACGTTCCATACTTAAATGCTCCCTGCATATGTACCATAGAATACAGCAAGTAGGGAATCGTTGGAGTATAGAAAGTAGAAGGCTTAGCAATACCTAGAGCAGTCTTAGGATTACCATCCTTATATTTACCATCACCTAATTTTGGTTTGTCTGTCATTTGCCTACACCATCTTTAAATTTACGTGCATGTGCAATTCTTATCCGCTCGATTATTTCAGGTGTTGAAACTCGATCAATTTCCTTTTCAAGAACTTGAACAGCGTCAAATCCAAAGCCAGTAGCCAAAGCCATTAATGTAAACATGGATCCGGCAAATTCTTGCTCTGTTTCACCTTTAGGTCTATTGTATACATACTCAACCAGGTTAATCAGCTTATCCTTTGGCAGATCAACAGCTTGAGCTAATTCAGCTGCCTCTTCAATAAACCGCATAATCCTTTCGGGTTTAGATAGTAGGCTTTCAAGACCCAATACTTCCTTAACCCGAGTATTTACTCTACCCTGCAAATAGTTCATGATATCACCTCAACCACATTCACTATGACCACATTGCTGGCACGACTTACAGCCTTCTTTATGAATGACTGCAGGTGCACCACACGATGTACAACGCTCACCAATTATTTCAACCATTTGTTTTTCGCCGCTGGGCATCGGATTTATGGTCGTCATATCTACGACTACTTGGGGTGTATCAGTTTTAATGACACCATTGAGGATAAAGTCTTCTTCAATGACTGCACCGATACGACTAACAAGCGAACCATAGAATTTGCCATTATGCCACTGTGTATCATGAGTAGAAACAACTTGCTTCAGTTCACGCACAATAAAACTTGGATCACGCTCATTCCTAAGGATAGACGATATCATTAAGGTTAAGCCAGTCATCCAGTCTTGGTATTTAGCATCTTTGGAGGCAAAGAAGATTTCATGTGGCTTATCGTTCATATAGTTGATGGTGATATAGATGCTAGCAGACATCGAAGGCCACTTGATCTTATATGTATGGCCACTCAATACATTTGGACGCTTAACCAATTCAGGCACTTGAGTTGCAATCGTTGGCTGTGGTTCTTCTGCCTTGATCGTTGAAAGAATGGATCCCTGCAAAGCATTAGGACGATAAGTAGTACATCCCTTACAACCAAATTGATATGCAAGTTCATATACTTCCAGGAACTCTTCATAAGTTGTATCAGGATCGATATTGATCGTCTTGGATGTTGATGCATCTACCCATTTCTGAATTGCACCTTGAACCCGAATGTGATCCAATACGCTAAGGTCAAATGCAGTAACCATGTATGATGGAGTATCAGTCTCACCAGTGACGTATTCATAGAACCGTTTGGTATATGACTTTTCAACATAGGTATCATATTCTTCGGTATTGTTAGATCTTACCTTACGTTCATACTCATGAGCAAAATCAGGTTCAAGACCAGATGACACATTACCACAAGCAATAGCACCAGTTCCTGTAGGTGCGATCGTAAGAATGACACCATTACGAAGTCCGGTTTTTGCAATTTCATCTTTCAACTCCTGTGGGAGCCGATAGCTAATGAAACCACAATCTACTATGATATCCTGGAACATTGGGAACTTGCCACGTTCTGACGCCAGTGCCATAGAAGATTTGTATGCAGCAAGGCATATAGTCTTCATTACTTTTTCGGCTACCTGTGTAGATATAACACTTCCATAACGAATCCTCAATTCGGAAAAGAGAGTTCCCAAACCAAGTAATCCAAGACCAATACGACGTTTATTGAATTCTTCCTGTTCCTGAGCTTTAAGTGGATATTGAGTGACCTCAATAACGTTGTCCAAGAAACGAACAGCATGAGTTGCCACTTCAGCAAGTAGGCTATAGTTAACATCAGCCATACTTGAAAATGGGTTCACGACCACATTTGCGACATTAATCGCCCCAAGATTACAGGTGCCGTTAGGTGGTAGTGGCTGTTCACCACATGGATTTGTACAACGGATTGTTTCACAGTAGGAGAGGTTATTCATGTCGTTGATGCGATCAATAAAAATCACACCTGGATCATTGTACTCATAAGTATATTTCGTAATGAGTTCCCAAAGATCTCTTGCTCGCCAAATTGAATATACATACTGTTTGACGTTCTTTTCATCTTCAAAGTCATATTCCTCAAGAGCTGGATCACGCTTAATTGGAGGAATGTGGAAATATAGAAGCCATTCAGCATCATCATCCACGGCAGCTTTAAAGGCATCAGATATTAGAACAGAAAGGTTAAACTCTGCAAAGCGCTTAGATCCATCTTTAAGGCCTTCACCCTTTGAACGAACAAATTCTGGCATGTCTGGATGAGTGTCAGAAATAGTACCCATCTGTGCTGCACGACGATCTCCTGCAGAACGAACACACTTTCCACCTTCATTAAACGTATCCATAAAAGGAAGTGGACCACTTGCTGCAGATTGAGTACGTGCAAGAATGGCATTCAATGGACGAATTGTTTCGAAAGCTGTTCCCATACCACCACCCTGTTGAGATGTTAGCATCAGGTTCTTATACGCTTCAACAATACCTTCCATACTGTCGTCAATTGTTTCATTGACATAACAGTTCATCAACGTAACACGCTTATTAGTACCAGCGCCAGCAAGAATACGACCACCTGGAACAAACAAACGTTTAACCATCATTTCATAAAATATGGTTTCAGCCTCAAGTGGCTTACGTTCAGTAGGAGATGTAGCAATTGCTTTAGCAACACGCCTATATACATCTTCAGGCTTAACCTCATTTAGCTTCTTCTGAAGGTATTTACCCTTCCAGATATCCTTAATAAGTGGCGTATCATAAGCCTGCTTATTGAACTGTTCAACCTGTGTATCAAGTTTAAACATATTAACCCTCTCTTGTTTGTTTTCGTTTATCGTCTTCGACTTGTAACCAAATGATATCTTGAAAGTCCTGCGACAAGATTACATTGGATGGATAACCCTTAAACATTGGAGCAATAACTTCACGTCTATATCCAGCTAAACCACAACCAATTTCAACCACATTAAAGGTTAATTTTGGATATTTCTTTGCATACTGCAGGAATTCTATAACATATTCTGCAATAATAAGTAATGGGAGAACTCTTAAATTGGCATCTTTAGTAGGTATTGCATATGAATTACCTTGAGGTCCATGACCATTACCATAAACTGCTCCATGATTCTTAACTGCCTCTAAAGCCGATCCTGCACCATGACGTCCAGCAAGATTAGATCCAAACACAAAAATGCTAGCCATTAGAGCACATATAATTTAGGGACAACAATATTAGTGTCCGTTGATTGTTTGGCTTGCTTGGATTTATTACGCTTAGAGCCAAATATAACAATATCGTCCTTTAACGCATTTACACGTTTAGTTAATATTTTGGTTGGTTTTAATTCGGTGAGGATGTTATTGGATATCTTTAGTGCCCCGCATACGTTAAGTTGTTTATCGATACCCACTCCGTGCCAGCATCGAGATAGCTCCCAATATTGAGCCGTCTTCTCATGCAGTGGCTTATCAAAATAGATATCCGGAATTGGAATCTTCTTCTTCTGCGCGTTCATTTTATGTCTTAGCCCCAAAGCAATTGTTTCCTCATTTATATTATAACTTAAACCTTGGATAAAATCAAGAGTCTAAATTAGGTTGACCCCAAAATATATTTACATATCCAAATATTTACATATATTAGTGTGCCTCTATGAAACGTGGAACTTGACTAAAGTCGCCACCATACTTCTTTTCGATTTCGTCAAACTTCATTACAGAGCCCCAACGGAATCCAAATTCAGGTTCAACCTTAAATGGAATACGATCTAGACCCCACAATTTGGATTCATTTTCCATCACTGACTTCATGATTGCTGCAACATTTTTGACATATTGCGAGGATTCAATTGGCTTAGTGATATCAAATGGAATGTCTGTTACGATACAATCATGTACGGTATTCATAATGTGTGTATCATATTGATCCCGTAAGATAGGTTGTAGTTTAATCCCTGCATGCAAGTTAAGCATAGATGCAATATTTTGATGTGGGAAGTTTGCAGCTTCATTCTGGAAGTCCTTAAGCTTTTCAAATGCTACAACACCTGGACGTTTCTTATTACCAAACACAGTAATAATCGTCTGCTGGAATTGAGGAGCATTACGACATTTGGTAATATATGCTGCAGCACCTGGGAATCTTTCAAACCAGCCATCAATCCAACGTTGAGCTTCTTGAACCGTAACACCAAAGGCTTCTGCAATAGATGGAGCTTCTCGTCCATACACGATACCAAAGTTAACTGTCTTTGCTTTCATCTTATCCTCTTTGGTAAAATCCTTACCGAATAGGAAAGTAGATAGCTCAACATGCAAATCAAGACCTTGTTCAAAGACTGCACACAAAGCCGAACAATTGGATAGTACTGCAAGCGATCTCAATTCAGCCTGTGAATAATCCACCTCAAGAATAGCTCTTCCAGGCATTGGTAAGTATTGCCCACGAAGATATGGATTACGAGGAGTATTCTGAACATTGGGATCAGCAGATGCTAGACGTCCTGTTGCTGTTGCATGTAATTTAAATGTGGTATGAACTTTACCATCAGAAGTAATTGACTTCCAGATTGCTTTAACGTATGTGCTGTAACCTTTTTGAGCTACACGATGTTTGGCCAGCAATTTAAGGACTGGAGATCTTGGCCACTTCTTTGTTAGGAGTTGAATTGTCTTTTTATCAGTACTTGCAGATATAGGAGCTAATTCCATATACCCATACAGCAATTTACGCATTTGTTGTGATGAGCGAACATTTATCGTCACACCCATTACTGAAAGCGCTATCTGATTAATTTCCTCTTCCAGCTTACCTATTTCAGCTAGCAACTTGGTTGCATTGCTATTTACTTGGTCTTTATCAACATACATACCATACATTTCAATCCCAGCAAGATACTCTGATGCAGGAATCAATGATTTGGTATACAGCTTTTCAGAATGCTTGTCTGCAGCAACTACTGGACGCATTTTAAAATATAGCTGGTATGTATCACTAAGATCGAATGCAGTATATCGACACAACACATCCCAGGGTATATCACCATAATTACGGCTACGCTTAACAGGCTTACCATCTATGATCTCTGTAACTTTACCCGTTATGTATTGAGCAACCATATGCTTATGATTTGGAGATCCTAGCCAATCAGACGCAACTTGATCCAAGTCATGAACACCAGTACGTTCATTAAGCGAATACGACATCAACATCGTATCCTCATGAACTGTAGCTGCCTTATATCCAGCATGTCGAAGGAACTTAATATCGAACTTACCGTTATGCCAAACCCACTTAGCTTTTGTTTCCCATATTTCCTTACGCAGTAGATGTGCTGGAATGAGAGTAACTAATCCAGGTTTATGTTGAAAGCCAGCAACTAATATCCGATCAGCATTAAACTTAAAGCCAGTGGTTTCAATATCCGATGCAATAACTTGATCTTCAGTCATAACCTGAAGTTCGTCTATGAATTTTTGGACTAAATCTTCTGTGTCCAATATTCTATAGGTTGAGCCATTTGGAGTTTTCATTGCATCATTGCCATCTTTAGCTAGATCAATGGCATACTTCACATCACGCTCAAACTGTATAAAGTTACCCTTACCTCTTAATAAATATGCTGGATGAACACAAGCAACAACTCCAACTTCTGCCAAAGGTGATTCAAACAGCTTACCTCTTGCTTGGGTAATCTTTAAACCATAGTCACCTGTAAGACTCCAAAGAGCTGCATTACCTAATGCTAAGATAACCTTACGTGGGTGCTTGTTAATATCTTCCATCAATCTTGGACGGCAAGCAAGACATGCTTTTACAAGCTTATCTTGGTTAACTTTTGGATCTTTTACCTTACGAGGCAAACAATGAATGGCATTTACGTAGTATGGCTCTTGAGACAAACCATGAACACCACAACGTTCCAATATTTCATTAATCACCTTACCCGATGGACCAGTGAATGCTTTCTTAAAGTGAACTTCCATAATGCCTGGCGATTCTCCTACAATAACAAACGGAGAGGTTTCGTCACCACGATTACCTACTTGAGGGCTTTTGAAATAACAGGATTCACATCCAGGCATCATAACTGCTCACTGTGTTGTATGCTAAGTTAACGTCCAGAGATCATAAGGTCAATCTTTTTGCAGATGTCGATATGTTCCTTATTGTATGTAGCACTTTCCCACCAATCGCCACGTGGTGCAATAGTTTCAGACAGAATACGATTTGCATCAGATATGCGAAGAGGTGCAGCGGAATCAATTGACTTTACTGCTGGATGTCTTGCTGCAAATATATCCCACCAAATATGATCACTGAAACCAAACAGGTGAGTTGGCATTCCAGGAAATACCATTTGAGCCAAGCTAACCAAATCATGCCGATGCATTCCACTAATGCCTTCAGCACAACGAGGAACACCAATCCAATCAGGACAAGCATGCTGTTTTAATAACTCTGCACATTCGAGCCAATCTTGTACTGACTTGCCTTGAATCAATGCCATCAATTTGTAGTCACGGAATTTCCATTTCCACTCTTCGTATACATCGCTTGACAGCTTAACAGTCTTTGCACTATCATTCAATGCATCAGGTAAGACGACAATATCTGCTGCAACAATTTCAGCTGCCGCAAATACCATTTCAGTATCAACTGCTTTACCTAATTCAATTACGGAGTTATCCATAATGATGTTAGTATCATTGAAGGATACATGATTGAATGTATCTTCATATTCCTGTGCATGAGCTACAACATCATGAGCCAGCAATAAGACTGTCTTAGGTACATAACCATTGACTACAAACTGCTGATAGAAATGATAAGGCGCAACTGGAGCATACTTACCACCATAATACACTGGAGAACTAGCTACACAGCATCCTTCATCAGTTGGGCGACACTCATCATAGACAATCCAATCAGATACTTTTCCAGCAAGTTCACTTTTTGATTTTGGTATAGCCATTTAAACCTCCTGTTTATTAGCCCAAGCTAATACATGTAATTGTGGAAGGAATTTAACGTTTGTCATATTGGGAAGCTTAAGAAGGTCTTCAGTCAATATGCTGTATTGTTTCATAAGTGCCAGCTTGAGTTCATCATCTGATAAGCCAGCTTCCAAACCAGGTGGATATGGATTACCAAGGCTAAGATACATTTTATCGTCAAGTGCATAATCACACATAGTCATATTGATGGATTGTGCAAATACAAGATCCTGCTCACTAAAGACTACAACTTTGACATTGAATCCTTTATGGTGTTGAAACTGTTGAACATAGTTAAGGAACTTATCATATTCAAAAGTTTCACCCATACCTGGTGATTTAGGCGATACAGTAATGACATCGCACATAGATACCCAATCAGGTAACATTGTACCTTGAGTCTCTACTGCAACTTTAACACCTGCATCTTGTAGAGCAACAACAAGCTCACCCAAATCATGGATACATGGATTACCACCAGAAAGAGTCATCCAAGTTGGGAATCCTGACATCGATACAATGCGTTCCATAATTTCAGCAGGTGTTTGCCATCGTGCATTTGCTTTGACTTTAAGTGGATCAACTGCATGCATTGAATCACACATTGTACACTTATAGTCACACAATCCAAACCTGATGAAATGAGTCTGGACTCCAATCATGGCTCCTTCACCCTGAATCGTAGGTCCAAAGATTTCCATTACAGGAAGTTTTTTGGCCGTTCTAACCTTAGATGCTTCTTCAGTCATAATGTGAACCTTTCTAGCATTGTGCTAGTATCACCATCTTTAAACTTAATGTGTGATAATGCAAAGCTTCTGATTTGATCTTTTTCAATGTCAACGCCTGTAATATACCATCCAGGCTGGTAACCGAAATTGATTGTACGAAGGAAGTCCAAACTTGTTACACGAACTTTACGTCTCCGTGTAACTCCCTTGTGATTCATATAATCAAATGCAATAATGACATCAGACATTTTACACTCCTGGATATGATGCAGAGCAGTTAGGCGTTTCCCAAACCTTAACAAATTCAAGCGTTGCCTGATTATCTGTACGCTGTAGAATCTTTGGCGCAAGACGTTCAAACCAATGCTTAGCAAGATTCTCTGCTGTAGGTACAAAAGGAACAAGATATGCTTTGCCAATGTTAAGAGTGGTTGAATAATAACCAGCCATCTTCACTTCATACTTTGCACCTTCGAGATCCTTTTCATTTAGGAATGTACGCAAGAGTGGATCTTCAATCCACAAGCACATACCATGATCACAAGGTGTATCAATCTCATTCATCATCTCCTCTTTGAGGAATCCGAAGTCGAGAACCATACCTTCCTGTTCACCAGACGCATATAGTGGACCTGAACAAGTTGCATGGATAGTATAACGATGACCATGGAGATTACGGCACTTCGACCCATGATATGTAACTCGATGCCCCATATCAATCCCGATTTCACGCGTAATAAGGTGTCGCTGTTCTTTTAACATAACATACCTCACAAATGAATTGGAACCAAACCAGCCTTTTTCAAGTGCCAGAATATTTCACCTGCTGCATTAACGTCTGCCAAAGCATTATGAGCATTACCGAAACCCTTTTCATTGATAAAGAATCGATAAGCTTCATCCAACTTAGGCCATTTGAATCCACCACGATTTACATTCGGTATTTTGCAGATATTTGTGGTATTATTCATTGTGCAGAATACATTACCATGACTAAAGAGATCAGGTGATGCACCCTGACGAAATGCAAAACACTGTAGAACATTAACGTCAAATGGAGCGTTATGTGCTACAAACAGATTGCATCGCTTTGCCCAAGAACTAAATGCTTTAAAAGTACCCTCAACAGATGTGCCATATTTTTCAATCTGCGTCTGGGATACTTTATGCACAGCTTCAGCTTCAGGCTCAATACCATTCCACTCTTTCATGGTTGTGCTATTTACAAGATGGCCGATCTCGAAAATGACATTCGCATCTCGGTCATATACCTTATAGCCCAACTGAACTAGATTTGGCTGTTGAGGTGCATTATAGCTTGCCTTAAAATCAGCTTTGCCAGTTGTTTCGGTGTCAAACACCATTATGAGATCATTCAGTTCCATCAGATTCACCAGGTAACCCTTCTAGCATATGTTCAATCATAGCTGTAGCCTGTGTTGCAGTAAATAAATTAGTTCCAACTGGTTCGCGTTTATATTCAAACTTAGATCCAGGATTAGCTATAGGTTCAAACTTAATACCACCGTCTGGGTGAAAGTCTTCGGGTAGTTTCCAAGTTAAGAAACGGTTTACCATATGCTTGATTTGATCAGGAGTCATTTGACTAATCCTCAATTCCGTAGATAGATCCTGCAAAACTTTCTTTAGGAGCTTTTAAGTCAGCGTAGATTGTTGGATCGTCCACGCCTGCTGCTCTAAATGATTCCTTACGTGCACGGCAAGTTGGACATTCACCACAATGAACTTCATCGCCCTTATAGCAAGACCAAGTTAGTTCGTATGGGACTCCCAATTTTTTACCCGTTGTGACGATGTCAGCTTTTGACGACGAAAGGAAAGGAGTGAAGAGACGAACCGTGAAATACGTGCCAATATAGATCGCATTTGCCATCGCTCCAACAAATTCAGGTGTACAATCAGGATAAGCCCAATTATGAGCATCCTCAGCATGAGCTCCAAAGTAAATGCCGACAAGATCTTTTGCCTTTGCGGTTGAATACTCTTTGTCTTCCAGATCGTTGAATACCTGGTCTTCGGAAATCTGACCCATGACATATTTCTGCGCATGTGCTGTAAGAGCAGCCAACATAGTACCATTACGGAATGGAACATATGTGGGAGATACGCCCTTAATTTCGTCGTAGCTGATATTTGGGACCTCAACATTACGGTCAGTAAGCATAACTTGAGGGCCATCCATAATGCCCTTCAGGTTGATGATCGAATGTTTAATGCCCAACTGGTCACATATAATATGAGCCTGTTCAGCTTCCTTAATATGACGTTGGCCATAATCAATGGATACTGCCTCAACCCAATCGACAGTACCGCCATCAGCAATATATGCTTGGATCAATTCAAGGTCACCATAACCATGATTCATATCCTTGGGTGCGAAATCGTGAATGGCTTTATATAAGCAGGTAGTGGAGTCAAGACCACCTGATAAAAGTACGAAGGCTTTCTTTTGCATACTACACCTCAATCCTCATCTATAAACGTGTCAGTTGGTTGCATTTTGGGTCTTGACATAGGCATATGGGATACATCTGGAGGTGGAGTATCTAACCAAGCAGGCATTCCACCTAAGTCAGTTGAAGAGAGGGAATTACCCCCCTCTTCTACCTGAAGTGGCCCATGTTCGATAAAGTGCTCAATTGAAGCTTTCGGTATGCGATAATGCTCACCAGCCTTAACTGACTTAATCTTACCAGCTTTAACGTACTTGTTAATGACTGGATAAGATACACTTACTATTGGATGATAGGCCTTCAAATACATGGTAAGTTTATTGACTGTCAAGTACCCGAGCTTGTCGAGTTCCTCAGCCAGTGATAAACCCATCATTACCCTCCGGAGCCATCCACTTCTTGATGCGGTTCTGCTCGTTATCCTGATACATCTCAATGGAAACAGAGACCTTAACTGGACGACCAATGAGACCAGCAATGATTTCCGGATCGGCTGGATTGAACGGACCCGAAAGAAGTTCAGGAGCGAAAGTAGACATCGCAGCCTTCGTACCCGGAAGAGCCTTCTCGCTGAACGACAGGAACGTAAAGAGCTTACGGGTCTGATAGTCACCTTCATCAGTAAGAGCAATACGGATGTTCCACATCGGCTTACCAGAGGTCTTTGACAGAGCGTATGTAGCTTCGTCGATCAGACCATTGTAAGTGCCTTTCGGAATGGCTTCGAAAGATTGCGCTGCAACATTAGACAAGTCTACTGACAGGCCGTCGCCGTTGTTTTCAAACATTGCGCCTGCAAAGCCTTCGTCTTCGTCTGCAGTATTCTGTGGTGCTTTAGCCATTTTTAGATCCTAACGTGTTAATTATAGTCATGATGTGTGATTTGAAGAGTCACACTTACTCTATCATCAGCTAGCCTTAGCAACAATGTTAAGGTGCGCTGAAGATTTGTTAAAGGCTGCCATTATCTTAGTCATCGAGGGATCATCGATAAAGGCTTCCCTAAATGATGCAATACGGTTCTTTGCATCAAATCTCGCAACTGGCTGAACATACAAACGACGTGGAATCTTCGGATCACCTTCTTTTGGTTTGCCAACTTGCATAAATCCAACGATGTCAACGAATCCTTGAATCTGGGCTGCAAGTTTACCAGTAACTGAAGGTACCCAATGCATCTGTTTGAGTTCATCCTGATTATATTGTGTCGAACATACTAGCAATACATGCATTGGAAGATCACGATATGCGCGAACCAACAACTGCATCATCTGGTTATTCTTACGGAATTCGGCAAATTGAGCTACTTCCATATCACCGTCAAGTTTCATATCGGTTTTAATATTGAGTAGATCATACATGCTGAATGTATCAATTTCAGTCAAAGAGTCAACAATGACCGTCTTATATTTACGTAGTCGAGCCTTAGTCCAGATTAGCGATTCATTTTCATCATATGCAAATTCGTCCTGAGCATCTGGGGACTCATCAATGATTGAGATTGCATAACCAAACATACGTGCCTGGAGTGCTTTCAATGCAGTAATGTTGTTAGCATCTCTTGCACGACAATGAGCAGTAAGGAATTCCTGTACCAATGCAACGGTTCTAAAGTCCTTACAACGAACCTGATCAATGCGGAATCGATTTCTGATATAGTCAGCATCTTCAATCGACAGTGTACCTGATTCAGCATTCACCATAAAGACATCAGACATTTCTGGAACGTCAACAGCTGAACCTGCAAGAGATGTCTTGCCACAACCAAAGGGACCATAAAAAAGCGCCTTGAGGTACCGATGTTCAGTGCGAAGCGGAGTAATTTGGAATGGAGGTGCTGATATCGCTTTGACTGTTTGAGCTTTTGTTGGATCAGCATGTGTTGCAGCAGCTTGCTTAACTGGCTGACCAGTAGTTGGGGCAGAAGTATTTACGGAAGCCATTTGTAAACCCTTTGGTTTGTTTGTTGAATGTTAGATGTTTGCGGAATCGTCAGATGAGTCGGAATTTACCTGTTGTCCGTCAACTTCGAGCCAATCACGATTGCCATAGTCTTCTTTTTCCTCTCCAGGCCAAACTAGCTTGTCTCTCCATTTATCATAAGAGGACTCTCTTTGTTCGGTCATAAGAGATAATTCATGTTTCCAATCTGAACCATCATCCAACGAAGTACATGGAGATAACAGTGAACACATTGTTGCACAATCACGAGTTGGATTAGGATATAACGGCAAATCAGGATTAAGCATATCCTCAATTTCCATTAGTATCTTCGTACCTTCAGATTGAGCCGACCTATCATTACGGTGAATCCGATCAATACGTACAAACTTATCAAAGTCTGGACCTTCCGATTGAGCCAACTGATTCAGGTATTGGATATTAGCTAATGGAGCCTTCTCAACATCACCATAGACATCAATAAGCGTCTTGCGGTACATAAAGTGTGTTGTAAGCTGATCCTGTGCCAATGATACTGAACCATTCTTAAGTATACGTCCTGGATTAGGAGTGCTCTTAAGATGCTGTTGGTATATGAATCCACCAATAGGCTTGTCATAGATATGAGGTGCTGCCCACATGTATGCACCAACTTGAGGATCTGTAAGATAATGCAGTATTGCAAGCTGTTTAGCCGACTTATAATCTAATGGCCATAACTGCTCGTGCTCATCAATGCAGATACGATCAATTGTTCCAGAATAGTATACTTCGTCATATCCAAACTTAGTATAATCACCTGGAATGCGGAATCTGAAATTGACTTCAACCTGAGGTTCGCCATTGAACCAATATGTCTTGAGCAATGTATTCTTGCGAAGTTGCAGCCAAATGATATAATAGTCCATCATTCCACGACCGAGTTCAATAAGCTCTTTCCAGTCTTCAGGAAGCTTATCTGGTCTATGTTTCTGCTGTGCAGCTACAAATGCTTCAAAGGCTTTAGTTGGATGCCCAAAGCGATTCCATCCGTGAAAGTCTTCCAATGCAAAATGAATACCAGTACCGAACCACAATGGACTAATACCATTACGCAAGGTTAAATTTTGGCGAAGATGGCTCGTCCAGCCCCAAATACGTCTGCAACGTTTAAATGCAATACGATCACTTGTACGAATAATTGCAGTACGTGGTTTATTGGGATCGTTAATTAGGAGATGGTTGTCGCTAAGGGATTCCTCATGTGTAGTAAGTGCAATGAATTCTTGACGTGAAAGTTCCCCATTGACGTCAACCATTGATATCCTCCACCAAATATGTGCTGCGATCAGTTACACAGATACCACCAGGCTTGCGTTCTTTGATCTGCGTAGAAGTTACCATTGTACCGTTGGGAATACCTTTTATACGTGGATACCATATTGCACCACTAAAGGAATTATTCTCATACACACCTGACTTGATAATTCCGTTAATACCTTCAGGCAATCTATGTTCAGGATCAGCATCAATACATTTAATCAAGTACTGGACATACTTAGTTTCACTTACTTGATATGACATGCCATCTTTAAGGTCTTCTGGAAATGGTTTATCCACTTTAGGATCATGCATCCAAAATGAATCTGATTCGGGATGAAACCAATAAGTTGCGTCCTTATTAGGCTCACCAAGTACATCAATTGTTGGGGATTTAGAATCGAGCATTTCGCACCTTTTTCTATTTTAACAATTTATACTATTTTAAAGAGGAAATCAAATGGTTTCTAAGTGGCGACCATTTGAATTTTTGGCTAGACGTCTGAATCAGCGTCAGCATCAGAAGCATCTACGTCATCACTTATAACCCTGATAAGGTTCTTCTTGGTAAAGTATGGAGAGCCCCATAACTTTGAATTTGTCTTCCTGGCTTTCTCATGAGCCTCTTTACACAAAGGACACTCTGGGCCACTGTACTCAATTACATGTTTTGAGCAAGTCCACTTAGCCATTTTAATCACTCCCCATAACTGGCTTACGAAGACGTTCCTTTAACTGTTGGAAGAATGAATATGTTCTAACATTATTCACTTCCTTCTCATTCAGTATTGCAAGCATATCATTAGTAATAGTACCTTTGACATTCACATAATAGGATAGAATTGTACGACTCTTATCGGAAGTCTTTCTTCTACCTCTAGCTTCGGCTTGCTTATTATCATCCTGATCCCATTCAAAATGAGGGAAGTAAACATTCATGCAAGTTTCAAGATTAAACGATTGTGCAAACTTTAGAGAACATAGCACAGCAGTTTCATGATTCTTGCGAAATATGTTTTCAACCTTATTCAAATAATCAGGTTCATCTCCACCCTGAAGAACCAATACATCCGATTTGGACATCTTTAATGTGGTCGCTATATAATCATGGAAGAATGGAATAGATGGCAGATATGGCGTAAAGATGATATTGTGCTTAAAGTGTGGTAATTCATCACTTTCCAATATCTTATCACATACAGCTTCTATTGGGGTACCTGCACCTAAGGAAGGATCAAATGTAGCTGGACAAGTAATCAACTGCCTTAATTTGGTATATGCTCCTAATATAGTACCTGTAGTTATCAATTCACGCCCTGCATCGGTCTCTAGCTCCATGTACAACTCGTTTGCCAGACTATTATACATCTTGGCTATATTTGGCTCAAGTTCTGTAGGCAATATAATACGACGTAATGGAGGAAGTTCAGCTGCAGCTTCTTTTTCACTTACACGGAAGATATATGGAGATGTTACAATTGCAAGACCTTCTTGATTCTTTGGACCTCCAGTTATCTTACCAAATGGGCCATCAAAGGTATGCGTATATGTACTAACAAATCCCCAGTATGATCTAAATATATGCGGTGCGATAATATTTAAATAAGACCATAGATGTTTGGGCCCTTTAGATGTCAGTGATCCAGTCATAATACCTATGACTTTTACAGGCCAGTAGTTTTTATCAACGATTGCTTTGACAGCCAAGAAACCCAGTGATTTCCTATTTCGCAGTCCTACTTTATGAGCTTCGTCAACGATTATTGCATCAAAGTGGATCTTGTTGGCAATTAAGAAGTCAATATCCCTAATAAATGATCCTCCAATGACAATCAGGAACAGTGGACCATTGGGTTGTTTGCTTTTGAGGTATATCGTCTGTCGTTTATCAGCAGTTCCTCTAACATGTGCAAATAAATTGGGATCGGAAAACTCGGGATACCACTTTTCAATTTCAGCTTGCCAAGTACCAAGAGCATTCTTACTGCATATGATTAAGATAGTCTGTGGTTTATACATTAATGCTGATGTAAGACCCATAAAGGTTTTACCAACACCCATCCAGACATCATAAATGAATCCTGCTGCAATCTTACCTATTTTGTTTTCTTTGCCTACTTTTGCAGCCAGAGCAGTACCTTCACGCTGTTTAGGACTCATGGCATCGTAAGTTCGAGCCATAATAGCAGCCATATCAACTTTGGTATAATCAAAAGCCATTGTAAGGTAACACATTCAATGTTAGCGTTTCAAGGTCTTCACAAAAAGCAATAACTTGTTTTTCACGCAGGTAATGAGCTGCATATGTAGTACATCCAACAATATTGCCATTTGTATCTATTTGCAAACATGAACATGAATCGCGATCTGAAATTGCTGCTATGATATACATATATCTTAGCGATCCTGCACGACCGCCTTGACATCTATAAACATTACCAACACATACTTCATTGTTCGTATTGACTATATGTATTTCGGGAAGGGAGAATTTCATGACACAACTCCAAAGCGGTTTTTGATGTGTATAGCTCTTGTTTTTCTAGCCTCTTCTTTTAACTTAGCATCTCCACCAAATGGCTTACCACACTTATCTGGATAAACCCCTCTGTTAATATATTTATCCCACCGCTCTCTACGATTAGCTTCAGTTTCTCCACCTCGTTCCCTTATGAGGTCATCAAGATGATCAAGAAGTTCAGGTATAGCTCCTAAAGTCCTTAAGACTGTCCATGCAGCACGTAATTGACGGATTTCATGGTTCAACGTGGTTGAGATTTGTTGTTTTTCAGTTGGTCTGCTCATTTGGATCTCCTTGCAATGAAGTTCAGAAGGCCTTGAATATCTGTATTGTGTATTCTACCATCATATTGAAACTTGTTTTTAGATGGCCAATAATCCAAATGTTTACCTACTAACTGCATTGACCAATGGTATTGTGTGTGATGTACCATCATGTTAGCCAATTCAGACTGTTCAGCTTTGACTAAGTTAGACTCTTTGCGCTTGTGGTTGTGATGTTTAAATGCACGCCAAAGTGCTGAATCTGAATCATCGTTGGGATCATCTCCAGGAGCAGGTTCAAGTTCAATAACCTTTGGTTTGCTCATTTGATTTGATCTTGCCTAGTATGCAATAGCTTGAACAGTTTATCAATGTCATCATAGAGGTACATCGCAATGATTTTACATTCCTCGGTAGCTGTGGGAGAATCTAAAATGGCTTTCATTGTAGTTTGTGCTCTTTTTGTTTGACCTAAAAGACCATTGTGCTTCCATATTTCATGGGAAGTGAACATAGGCTCTTTTTTAGGTTCTTTTTTCGCTGGTTTCTTTCCATAAACCTTCCCCAAGATATGGTATATCATTTAAATGTTCTTCCCCAAGATGGCTTTTACGTAGTGTCTGGTTTCTTTTGGTAACCTCTTACGACCAATACATGCTGGTCCACAATTATATCCAACAAGTGCTTGAGCTTTATTGCCTCTTGTCATTGCAAGTAGTTTTTTCATTTCCCGAACGCCAACATCTGCTCCAATGTTACAATCGTTCAGTTTGGATGCTTTTGATATTCCATGCTGTCTTGCTGTTCCAGGCATTACTTGAAGAACACCCTTAGCGCCAGCACTTGAATCACGTTTACAACGTCCACCATTTTCTTGCTTGGCAACCTTAAGCATAAAGTTCGGATCAACTCCATGTTTAATAGATGCCTTGTAAACTGCAGCATATCCAGGACTTAAATTCTTTGGCACTTTGGTTGTTGGTGTAGACGAAAATAGTTTGGAAAGCATACCTACCTTTTTAGCTGGTATAATTTCGGAACCAGGCGCATAGGCTAGCAATTCCACTTTTGATGTCTCTATACCTTGCTTTACTGGCTTAAGATACTTAGGCTTAGGTTTATTTTTGCTAGACAATACCACAGCACGAACAGCATACACAGGTATAGGAATCTGTTCCACCTGATATAGCGGCTCATAAATCGCAAATTGTCGTTGGCTGGTTGTTCCGAGTGAGAAAGCTTCTTCGATTCGTCTGTCTGCAATACTGGCATGGCATATCACCGTTGTGACAAGTAATTCACAGAACATATCGTTACCTATTTGTTACTTAGGTTAATCGGGTTATGCAATTAAATTCAGTGTCTATAGATTGGCCAATTTCCATTGTAAGGATATGATCATTCCAAAACCAACGCTGATCCATAGTTGAGCCTTTTACAGACTTCTTACTTGTTAGCCAGTTAGGTGCATGTTCCTCATCAAATATGATGGGTGCAATAGTTTTATAGACCTTAGACTGCATACTGAACGTTTTCATTATATACTTTACTTTGCAGGAATATTTGAGTCAATTCTGTAACCGGATGATCCTACGACCTTAATTCCATATTCATGGTTGGGAATTGGAAACCAATCATCAGGAATCTCAATTACATCACCAGCTTTCATAATATGCCGATGGTCCCACAATGTTTTAAGGTTATGAACAAGCAATTCTTTCCATTGTGAACCTCTACAATACTTGATTGCAATGGTTGCCAGAGTATCACCACGTTCCCATACATATTTATGCGACATTTGACTTCTCCTGAGCTAACCTTTTAAAGTAGGTAACTTGTCTTTTTACCATACCTCTAAGAGTAGATGCTTTACCAAGATCGAAGCCTTTGGGATTGATCAGTACATGAATGATATCATCAGCTGTAAAATGTCTGGCAATCTTGGCAGAACTAAAAGCTGTAGACATCTCTCTAATGCCAACTAATTCACGTTCACCAGTTTTTGTATTGGTATGAAATGTACATGCTCGCAATTCAGTTGGAAAATGAGATGTTGTCCAAATAGGAACAATTTCCAATTCAAATCTTGTATCAAGTGCTGATGTGGTTGATTCTTGTGACATTTTGGCTCCTTATGTTATATAGGATGCTACCCTTAGCGAGACGATTCAACTTGGGGGGATTTAGCTGAATCGTCTCTATCTAATCCAACATACTCACGCGAGGGGATGCAAGTATGACACTATTGCTAATGGATTAGAATGCTTTCGTCCTTTGCGAGGACTCATCAGAGGGATTTATTAGAGGAACTTTTTCATAGTCGTTCTCCTGGCTGCGGTTTGCATCTCGACTCCTTATTATAGATGATTTTATTATGGCTTTCAAGAGTCGAAATTTAGGTCAACCATCTTTATTATTGGACACGAAAATGTTTGGCTACTTCAGCCTGCTTATCTGCATTGGGTTCAATCGGAGTATCTTCATTTAAAGACAAATCGAAATTGGGCATCTGATCAAAAGGACGCTCCAAAATTTGCTGTGCTAATGAATATGCTTCCAGCACACGCTTGGTCTCTCGCAACTCGGTCTGCATTGCAAGAATTTCCTCTTCCAATATAGATTCTTTACGCTGTGCATTGGCTATCATATTGTCAGTATGATTCCGAGCCATTTCAAATGTGGAACGTTGTGGCTGTGGCTGTGGCTGCTGAGGAATAATTGATGTATCTGCAGGCCTTTTGAAAATGCTCATGACTTAGATCCTTTGATTTTCAAGTGCTTGTTAAGGATTCCCTTCTTACGTAGGAATCTACGATGTTCTGCACGTATTGATGTAAAGTCCTTCTCACCACGAGGAGTGATCTTTACTGGCATTACAGCAGTTAAATCTTGTGGCTTAATACGTGGATGATATGCATAGCGTACAGGAGTAATTTTGTAACGCTTACCTAAGTTACGATCAGATAGCTTACCAAATGCTGAGTTCTTACCTAGTGATACGAATGACATAATATTTCCTTAACCTCCTACGGTATCTTCAAGTGAATCGACTCGATCAGTCAAGTCTTCGACGTCCTTGATGAACTTATCAATAGCTGCCTGTTGTCTATCAGGTAACTCCTGTTTAAGTAATGCTTCAAGGATAGCTTTCTTAATGTCACCCGACCAAACTGACTTTGAGTCAACTTTAGCATAGAATGAATAGTTGTTCTTTGCTGCACATACAGCTCGAAGAAACTTCATCCATTCAGCATCAACTAGTTTAATGTATTCACTCTCTGTCTTAGCGTTTAGGCGATCTGTGAGGTCTTTCAGATCTTTGGCCAAAATGTTATCTCCCTTTTAGCTGTTTCCAGATCAATATGAACATCCAATGCATTACCATCAGAATCAGTGCCCATGATAAACCCATTACCAATGAAAGTATAAGCAATGCGCTTATGTAGAAACTGCATGTCTCGAAGTGATGTATCCGTTTGTGCTCGTAGGAGAGCTTCTGCATCATAGTACAAACAATCTCCCTGACCATTAATTTGCCAATTTCGGAATTCTGTACATCCATTACCAATTAGCTTATAAATGGCATTAAGATTACCAGAACAGAGCTTTTCAGTAATTGTTCTATTCCTGGCATCTATAAACCAGCACTTAGATCTTCTCCGACTCATTTATTCAGCCTTCTCTGCAAATGTCTCAACATCTACACTAAATGCACACTCCGTAAAGCGAACATATCGTCCATTATCCAAAGCAATTATCCCAATGAGTGGATAAACTTGATCATCACGAACAACTGTACCACCCATTTTTGCATCATCTGCAAAGACACATGAGACACGCTTATTCAGTAGTGAGCTCTGAATGGGAAAATTATTAAGTGGCAACATCACAGACCTCACATATCCTTCATTTCATGAAAAGACTTGGTTTCAAAACAGAAGAACAGATCACTGTCGATCTTATCTGCAGCCTTGATACGTTTAAGGATATCTTTGTGACGACAATCAAACTTGGATGCTGGACATTGACAATCATAGAAGCCACCTTCAGGATTATCAATATGATTCATGACATAAGAAGATTCAGGTTCAATATCAGCATTGAACTTTGTAACTCGAACACTCTTACCAGCACCTTCAATAGAATGGATCTTGTAGTAAGTTTTACCAGTTGCTTTTGCGTAGGCCATCTTTCAGCTCCATTGATGTTCATTTAATTTATTATATCTGGGTTTTGATTTGAAATCAAGTGTCACATTAATATATTTTTAGGTTTGTTTGGATTAGTAGTATTTGCAATGGGGGTAGGCTCATACAGATCACCATTTGGCATAATGATCATTGTAGGAATATTCTTTTTCATTGCATAATTAATGGTATACCACGTACCACTGTGTGCTGTAACCATATTCTTAGGTGTAGCCAGTAAATATTTGCAACTATCAACTATGTTACGATCACGCTCCAAATAAGCTTTTGGCTCTTTAATTACATGCCCAGCCTTCCGTGCTCTCATTGACTCATTGATGGGTGGATGAACTGTTATATGATAGCCACATAAAATAGCCAAATCGTGAAACTGTGCGTCAGATCCCAAACAATCACCATGATGAACAAATCCTTTAAATTTTTGCAAGGTTGCTGCAACACATGCTATTTGTTGTTCAGACATGCCATCTCTGGTACCAGTAAACCCAAACTCAACGAGCGTTGGTTGTAACATTTTCTACCCTCTCCACATCATATGTAATGGTTATAACATTTTCAGTCTGACTTACCTTTGTATCCTTGACAGTCATATTGTAAGTACCTGGAGGTAACTCTTTAGGCATATTAAGGATCTTATTCCTAATTATGCATTTTAATGATTGCATTGGCGTCATTCGATGTCTCCTGACAATATAGCAGCTGTGAACTCTTCTTCAGTCAATCCAGATGCAGCAACTTCCTCAAGAGTATACCCACCAATTCGATCACCCTGGTTAGCTCTCTGTTCTTCAGCTGTAGCCCATCTAAGATTACCTGGAAAATAACCTTTACGGTTATCGATACGATCAAGTGTGTGGAATGTTGTGGGGGCCTTTTTAACATGCTCAAACCACTTTTCAAAACCATCTGGGTTAGACTTTAACCAAGGTTCATAAATTGTAATACCATTCTTGAGGTAATGGTTATATGATGTATGTTTGGGATTCAGACAACGCTGATGCATCATATGGTAAATCAGGAACTCACGCTTATTAAGGCTCTTAATAGTTGAGACCTTACAACCACAATGTGTCTTAGGATTAGGTTTGCGAATGAGGTAATACTTTGGAACATCAATCTTCTTACCACATACACATTCGCATTTCCAACGTTCACGTAAGGAAGGCTTTACACCTTTTTTAACTGGCAGCTTACGTAAGATCCGAAGGTCACCAAACAGCATACCTACACCTATTTTCAGATGTACTCTGGTCTGTTTGATCTTCTCTCCATTTTCATCAACTCGGACACTCTTATTTGGGTCCAATGTTTTAGAATCAGCTATAGGATCAATCTTGTGCGCTGCAACAGTCTGTTGAAATATGGCAGCTACATCTGCAGACAACTTAATCTTACCTCCAGCCAACTTTGTAGCATTATTCACTGGTCTACGATTGACTGTACCATTCAGATAGTTCTTAACTGCCATGTATCACCTGTCTGATTAATAAAAAGGATGTGGGGAATCTTACTAGAGACTCACCCACACCAGTTACCCAGCCCAAAATGTCAATTAAAAAGCTGGGGTAAACTAAATTCAACGGTTAAACCACATTATGTGTGTTGCATCAAGTGGTACCTTTGTTAACTGTTCAGATGGATATACTGCAATACTATTATCCATTTTTATTCCGCGAACTGGGTGTCCAAAACCATCATAATCAATAAGTGATCCAAATTTAACACAATCTACCCAATCTTGAATTTTTATCTTATCTCCATATGTTGGAATCAATTCTGTATATTTACCTACTTTAGATCTGCTCATTACCTCACGACCTCGTATGTTTTGCTCAATTGTCCACCACGAACAAGAGCACCGAGATAGTTATCAATCCGACATTGCTCTTTATCCCGAGCTGCTGCATAATCCATCTGATTGACAAACATGCCAATGTTGATACCCACAATCTTACGCTGCATACGCTGTTCGAGCATCCAGAGCTTTTCATGTGTAGTCAAGCCCTTCATAGACACTCTAAACAGTTGCCATTCAGCAGTATCATTCGAAAGATACACTGCAGCATGAACAGCCTCATGAGACCACTTGAATATCATGTAATTCCACTTTACATATGTCTCACCTGAATAATGAGACATCCATAGTCTACGACAAGCATCAATTTCAGCCTGCGAGAATTTATCGTTCCACTCAAGAAACCGTTTTGTAGTTGCCATACGAGCCATCATGCAACCTTCATTGACTTCATATCAGCATCATATTTGACACAGAAGTCAATGATCTCCTGAACCTTCTCAGCAGTCATTACAAGACCTTCAGCGACAAATTCAGCATGAACCTCTTTTGCCACTTTAATATAATGATCACTCCATGCATCAAAGTTATCTATTGAAAGTTCAAGAGTGAATGTGCTCTTAGCTCTTTCCAAGATTGTATCAAGAAGTGTACAAGAATGCTTTTTGACCTTCGACATTTTGTAAGACCTCCGTTTATTTTTGCCTTATGCTTTATTATATATGATTTCATGATGGCAATCAAGATGCTTAATTTGACCTACCATCATTATTTTTAGGTTGCTTGACTAAGTCGAGAATTAACATTGCATTTACTTTTAAAAACACATCAGATGCAAACCTGGGATCAATATTATTTGCATGTGAAATGACTGTTGCAACTGCACCAGAAAGTATTCCACTCAATTTTGGATCACCTGATTGAACATCAACAATCTTAGTCATTAACTTAAGGATATCTTCAGCCAACTCCATTGAAGTTTCATATGCTGCAATATCCTCAAGAGACATCTTAGGTAATTCAGTCATTATAACCTCACAAATCTGGATCTGCAATAGATTTATACGTCATGCGGAAATTAGCTTCAAGGCTAACTGGCCCAGGTTCAAACTTACTTGCAACAATCTCTGCTTTACGCCTATCAATATATGCATAATAAAAGAATGTTCCGCTTTCAATATGCTCAACTGCATAAATAGTAGTACCTGGAGCTACATAAGGCTTAGCATGGCCTTTATGAGCTTTTTGACCAGCAAGACAAATTAATGTCCTCACTCTAAACTGTAACATTATTTTACTCCCTGTGGTTTTCCATGACATAGAAAATAGACCCCATGTCTGATTGCATCTCGAGCGTGACGTTCACCTACTTGCCAAAAGTTCCAATCTCGCAATTTTTCGTCGGTAGCAAAACCTTTAGCTAAGCCCGCACCGCGCATCTCGTACCCGATACCCATAAGCACTAACAAAGTTTCCAAACATCCGATAAACCTACTTGTATGCATATCATTTTGAGCATGATCTTCAGCCTTATGGGCATATACGCGATACTCTTCGATGACCACATAAACTGGGTACAAATGACGATCATCAGTTGATAGATCAGCCCACTGACTCTTAACCATAAGCCATTGCTGCATTTTAATGACACTGTCTTTGACTGGATATGTAGCCAGCTGACCGCAATCAACCAACTTTGAATTATCCCAAATTGACCATCCAGTTGTTTGGCCAGGATCAAAGCATATTAATCGACCTTTGTAAGGATTTTTGACGAATAGTTCAAATGGTGGAGTCATCGTAGTGAACCTTCAAGATAGCATTATCATCATATACCATAACATATGATTTAACTGTTGGATATATCTGCTTACCACATTCGGGACAATAAGAAGGTAATCTAGGATTTACCCAACAGAGAGTCGTCTCACAGCATGGAGTACAGATAAACCTAAATTGAACACGTTCAGTCTTCAACGTCACGTTTGATCTTCTTTCCTGTGAGTTTGTCTTTTATCAAGACCATTTCATAACCCCGAGCTTCATCGATAGCCTTACGCACTACTGGAGGCATACGACGCTCAGAACCTTTTGGAACAAATCCACTATCCACAAGTTTGTGAGTTTGTTCTTTACCTTCCAAAATGTTGGATATCTCATCAGCCCACATTTGAGTCATCATCTGGTTTTCAGCGGTAACTGTATTTTTATCCACAGTCAAAGATGTTGTCTGAAGTATTGCACCATGATTACGCAAACGATCCCTACTGCGCATAAGTGGAAAGAATGAAACCTTTACACCATTTACAATAGGGGCTAATGTAGGTACTGAACAGCAAATAGCTGCACATATCTTGTCTGCAGTTCTGAATGTTTGAAGAAGGTTGATAACATGTTTGTCAGTCCAGTAAGCTTCAGTATCCGCCATATTACCAGATACGACAACAACAGCATCAAACTCTTCAATTGCTTGGCTAGGATCAACTTGCCAAACTGTTCGCTTGATTGAATTTGGACGAAGAGTCAATTCATCCCTAATGAGTGTATCTTGTGATACTACCTCAAATGAATGGCCACGTTTCTTTAATACTCCCAAAAGGGTAAAGAGTTCGTGGCCATTATACCTCTTGGCACATATTACCAGAAGATTGCTCATTTTGTAGATTTCCCGATTTCTTCACGGAACCTGGTATCGATCTCGACACCATCAAGAGGTACAATCGGACGATCACGTTCATGACCAGATGCTCCTTCAGTAGTCTTGAGTCCATCTTTATTCCAATCAGGATTCGGAGTGCCATCATTGTTGAGATCCAGACGCATTAAATGCATATCACCATTTGCCTGGAAGATTTTGATTGGCATATCATGACTGTTAATATAGGAGTTCAGTACTGAACGAAGGTACTGTGGATTCTTATCCAATCCAGTCAAGTCAAGTTTGGACACTTTGGCATTACGTTCCATGAATGCTTTGATGATCGGATATGACACACGACCACGACGCCCAGAACGAGATGTATCAATGTCTGCAGGGTTTACGTCAACGAAGTTAACCATTTTTAGTTCCTCATGTTAATATTATCTTATGATAACATTAGTATTATATATAACATAAAAACATAAATCAAGTTGACATATTAATATATTTTAGGGTACGAGTTCCAATTCATAGTCACCACCAGCCTCGTCTGCAAGCTCAACGTATATCAAGCCACACTGACCACCTTTTTCAGTAGCCTTGAACCAATACGCATTACAGTCATCATAGTCTTGATCACTGATATGATCAATCCGCCCACGTATACCATTGATATTGTGTGTCTCTGCAGCTGGCTCATTCTTGTACCGAACGATGTCACCGACTTTAAACTTAGGCATCATGCCCTCCTTTTGATTGTAATGTATGCACGTTCACCAATACCATTCCGGATATCAAAATTAATCCAGTCAAGATTGGAATCGATCATATATAAATACCATGCAAGTGGATTAGCACTCTGTTGACCTTCAACTTCGGTAATCTCCTGAGGTATCTCTGGAATAGCAGCTTTGGCAGCTTTCATCCAGTATTTAATCTCTGACATTCTTTTAGGTGTCAAGAAACCTTTGGTAATCTTTATACCACGACGTTCGTCTGTAAACTGTGCTAATGGCATCATTCACCTTCAATGTTTGACTTCTGCACTGCCGAGATCATTAATGGCAGCAAAGAGGGATTCAATTAAGAATGCACACTCAAGACGTTCATGCTCACTAAGATCATCACGTTCAATTTTAAATAGACCATCACAAGTTGTTGCAATATCCATTAAGGTCTCGACTTTGAACAACATATAAAAGAATGTCAGATCAGACCGAAACAATTCACGCAACAATTTTGTACTTGCTCCTTTAGGCTCTGTTGTCATTGCAACGCCTTTTGGATACTTCATGTAATCTGACATTTTAGTCTCCGTTGTTTGTTTTTGTGATAACACCTTATTTTACATCAAATTATAAATGAAATCAAGTGGCTACCCAAATATAAATTTTGCATATAATTCAACAAAAAACGCCGATCAATTAAGACCGACGTTTTCTGAATAGCTGTACCTGCCTACGTTTTTACCCGTCTCTCCTGATACATACGCCTTATGAAGGATATGATAGGACTAAGCGATCTCCCGATCTTCCGGAACGCACCAACCTTCCCTGCTATCGTGGTTGGCCTATACTGAATATGCTGCATGTTAGGAATTTAATCCATTGCACGCAACATATTCAATAGCATTATCAGCTCTGCACTTCAACAGCAGCAGCCGGCTCAGCAGTCGTAACATCCTTATC